GCGGCATCAGTAATCATGTTCGAAACGTCTTTCGCCGCAGCGGTAACTTGAGAACTGCCATAGCGAGAATTTTGAGTATCTTGATGAATTTTTCCGATTTCTGCATAAACCTTTTTCTCCAAAGCCATAATCTGAGAGTTAGTCAAATGCTGACCAGTCTCCTGAGCACGAGTGAGGGCCATTCTCATAATTTCATGAGTGGCCTGTTTAGTCGTAAGGTCAGTGTTTGCGAGGATGGACGAAACGCGTGCCTGCGACTCACGTTGATTATACTGAAGCATTTCATTCTGGGCATAAACAGAATCCTTCGTGTTTTGTCGAGAAGTAGCAGACTGAATACCAGCAATATCGAGATTATTCTTCATCTGCATCTGAGCAATCTCTTTCTGAGTATCCAACTGCATTTTCATCAGCTCTTTTTGCTGATTCTGAGCGGAGGACTCTAACCCGGCAGTGGAAGCACCAGCTCCAGCACGTTCCCATGCGTTGAGCTCAGGGAAGGCCGCAGCCAAGTAATCACGGGTGGCTTTTCCTCGGTCTTTGGCATCATTACCTCCAATCAACTTATCAATAAGTGCTTGTTTAACTTTATCAGAACCAGCCTGAATAGTTCCGTCAAGCAAAGACTTGCCAGCATTACGAAGCATATTACCAGCATCAGCCATAACACCAGAAGTCTGAACACCATTTGGCAATGCACCGGGAGCAGGGGTATTAGAGCCCTGAATGGCAGACTGAATACCTTGGTCATTATCCATAGAAATGGCACCGCCGCCGTTAGTCAATCCGGCAGACTCGGCACCTTGCTGCATAACAGAAACTCCACGCTGAGAGCCTCCAAATAATTTCGAAGCGGCGCCACCAGCTAAGGCTGAGGCAATGCCACCAACAACAGCACCTAACATCGCTGTAACTCCTTTTGGGCTTAGCAGGAGGGAAGGCGGCTAACGCCTTCCACGTTCCTAGTTTATCGGGTATCTCCGTACGGCTCGGTCCGCCCTACACTGGGCAGGCATATAACCGGGAGTGCGGCGGCCTTTTATTTAAGCGGCTGAAGAACTTGGTATTCATGAATAACCTGAGTAGTCGCGATAGTACCAAGCACACGACCGGAGGTCCATTTAGCACTAGAGCAAATCACGCCAACGAAAACGTTATTACCAAAAGTGCGGGGATGAATATCAACAGTAGCGCAATCGCGAGCAGAACAAACACCACCGGAACCGACAGACATTTCAATCGGGTAATGCTCAATCTGGCTACCAGCAATAGAGGTAGGCTGCTCAGAGGCAGACTCAAAACGAACAATACCAACAATCGGGTATGAAGTGCCAGCAAAACTAAGGTTAACACCAGCAGAGATAACACAGTTAGGGTCAGCCGGAGAGGTGTCAACCTTCATAGCAACAATGAAAGAACCATCAGAAGAGGTGCTAACATTCATGTTAGCGTAAAGACTAACAACAGCATGCTCAGCGGTAATGCTACCACCATTGATAATAGGAATATTACCAGTAGGAGCAACAGGAGTGATAGTGCCAGTAACAGAGAAACGAGAGGTCTGAATAGCAGTATCGTGCTTAGTAACAAAATTCTGATACATAGATAAATCCTTAAAGGGCCCGAAGGCCCATGAATTAAGAGGTCATAATAGAATCACGAACAGTAGGCATGTGGCGATAAACACTAACGTTATAGCGAGCCTGTTTATTCCACTGTAACAACTGCTGAGACTGGAAACAAGCATCATAGTCCTGATGACGAACAAGAATAGCCTCCTGAAGATTATCACCAGTAGACGTACCAGGCGCATCATCAAGGAATGGGAATCCCTGCAAATCATGATACTTAAAGTTAACATAGTCAGGATGGGTACGATACCAAATAGACTCAGCAACCTTAATCTTAATGCCAGAACGACCATCACGGAACAGGTCCTGATAACTAATCTCACGTGGAGGCAGGTTACCAATCAGAGCCGGGTCACCAGCAAGGTCGGTATAAGTCAATTGAGACTTACCAGCGAGATAATGATGTTCAAGCGGACTGATAGGCGGAAAGCGAATCAGAGCCAAAGTCATCATGACACCATGCTCAGGCACGAAGAATCGCGGCACTGAGTGTTTAAACGTCTGCTGGACTCGACCAGAGAACTGTCCAAGGGAAGATTGGTCGGTACCGTCAACATCGTAACCGGAAGCCCAGAAGTCGGTGTGCATAACAAGCAACGGTCGGTTATCGGCATCATAAGAGGTTGAGCCGCCAAAGCTGGAGATAACATCACGGTAACGCTGCATAAAGTAAGTGCGCTCCTGCTCAGTATGAAGCTGCGCATAAGCGGCTTGAAGGCCCATGATATCAATAGAATTGCTTTCAATACCCATCTGCTCAGCCAGTTTGGTTTCTGGAGGAAGCGGAGCAGACCAGATATTTTTAAGATGGCAGCAACGGAAGCCATAACGAGCATCATCCTCATTCAGATTGGAAGGGTTCTGTTCAGTACGCTCAGGCATCCACGGCGCACGGAAATAGTTATTGTAAATATTCAGATAACTCTGATGCAAAAACTTAGGAATACGGTTATTTGCAGGAACAATAGTACCGACATAACCAGCATGGTCAGGATAGCGATTACAAGTAACTGACGGAAGCGGAGAAGCGTCAACACCATCACGCATAAACTGAATCCACTGGTCACCATAAACATGACGATGCGGAATGTAGAAGGTGAAAAAATCAACCTTAGAGTCAATGGCTAAACCACGACGCAGAGGGGAAAGACGCAAAGCACCAACAACATCAAGCTCAAAGGAATCACCAGCGATAACAGGAGTCCATGAAACAGTTTTCAGACGACCAATCATGCCACAGTCAAAGGCAAGATGAGAAAGGTCAACAATCTCACGTTCAGCGGAAGTTTGTACATTAGACATTTGTTTTTCCTTAAAGGGCCCCGAAGGGCCCATGATTAAAACTGAGAACCGCCTACATACCAGAGGCGAGCACCCTTACGACGACTAGGAGAACGACGTGCTTTCTTCATATCACTTCAGTCCATTTGCGCGTAATTTCTGACGAGCATTTTCCTCGGCATCCATTACAGTTTCTTTGAATCCTGCTTTAATACGCAGGGTGTACGCGAAGAGCTCAGCGGCGTTAACCGGGCGCTCGACACCATTGATAATGTTTTCGCTAAACTCCGCGCCTTCCATAACGAGGCATGCTGTCTGTACATTGACGGGATGAACATAATAAGCAATGACGGCAGCAATAAACTCAACAGGAGCAGGAAAGCGAGGATATCCAACAAAGTCCAGCGTTCCATAAACACAAGCCTCAACACAACGACGCGCACGGTTACGGTCGGTAGCAATCCAAATCTTATCGCCAGTCAGGAAGTCAAAATCTTCCTCAGTAATATCAAGAACAGCGCTAGCCTGTAACATGCGAAGAGCAGCAACAGAAGTAGCATAATTAACATCAGAAACAATATTCATAAGTAACTCCTTTTGTAAGATTCGGGTCAAAGATAATCACGTTTTTTCAGGTCGTCAAGCAATTTTTTATGATTGCCCTTCCAGTCTTCAATCTGAAACCACTGACGGAGAAGGTTACCAAAGGCATTAAGCCATTTCTCATCATCATTGGTAAAGTCAGCTTTTGTAAGAAACATCAACTGCTTAGTCAAAGTGGCGCGATAACTTGCATAATAGCGAGTCGAGCTCAGCATGAATTTTCTCCTGAGAAAAATCCGGATCACTTACCGCCGAAAGTCTGAGTCGCTTTAGCTCGCAAATCAGTAGGCGTAATTCCTGCATCAATAATGTATTGACGTGCTTCATCAGAAATATCCCCATTTTTTAAAGTGACCGTCATTGAAGCGATAGAACTCTGCCAATTGAACTCGGGTGTCTTTTTCATCAAACGACGAATAGTTTTCAACATGCTTCTCACTTCCGGGCGCACATCCAAAATGACGTGCAAAGGCAGCGCGCCGATGTTCAAGGTCAATTGCTTTTTGGCGTTCTCTTTCACTATCTGATACAGAGGGCTGCTGTCGAAACTGATGCGGCTCAGCTCCAGAAGAACCTTGTTGCTCAGGTGAGCCATAGACGGGAGCTCCATTCCGAGCTTCCGGCTGCTGCGTACCCGAAATTCTTTCTTCAGACAGATTGCCATTAATGGATTCTTGCATTTCTTTTGTCTCTCGGTAATAGCTTTCTGACGCTGGTCAGATTGCTTGGCTACATACTTGGTCACATACCATGCGACCGCCTGATACGGCTTACTCTGCATTGCTTTTCCTGTTTTGTCAACAGGCCACAGCCAACCTTTGCGGGAATAAGCGTCATGTTGATAGCGAACAGCTATCGGTTGCGTGAAGCCATAAGGCCACATGCCACGGAACGAGTTAATCTGGCGATAATTACGTACCTTGCGACCGAAATTAGGGTCGTGACTTCCCAAAGGAAGAGTCCGCACCATATGCACAACGTGCCAATGAAGACGGCCGTGCTGGCCTCCAAACTCCGGCACACAAAGATAGCGATAGCAGTCGTTGTAGGAATCCTTAACCGAACGACCTTCAGCGCGCAGAACAGCTCGACCAACAGTCCTAAAATAATCACGGAGAGCATTGGGGTTTTCATTAAAAGCCTGCAAACGGTCATCAGCAAGGGTCAGCGTATCAAATACGAAGAACCAGCCTTTTTGGTGAGCAATACGCATCTCATTAATCACTTTCTGAGTCATGCGATTCTTGCGTGTTTTTTCCTGCATTTTCTCCATGTACTTAGCGACCTCATCCTTAAAGGATAAAGGCTTAACCATATCAAGCTCCTGACGAATCAACTTCTCAGGCCACTGGGCGACATACTTAGTCCAAAGAGAATTTAACGTCTTACCGTAGCGGACACCTGGGCAAATCATTTCAAACAGAAAAACACATTCGGCATCCAAAGGAGTACGGTGGTCTATAGTGTTACTATTATCAAGTTGGGCAGCACACTTCCGAACCAGTGCCATATGGTCTTCCAAAAGAGCGGTCTGAGATTCATAAACGGCAAGAGTCTCACCATCCAAATGAGTCTCTTCAGAAAGACGTTTTTCCAACTGATAAACGAGGTCAGAAAGAAGGCGGCTACGATTATCAACCTGAACAGCCATACGAAGATAAGAATGCTTAGCCGTAGCGTGCGACCAAACAGACTTAACAACATCGGAGAAGATTTCAGTAGCCATGCGAAAAGCCCTCGTAGTGAAACTATGAGGGCAATATAGAGGGTATTTTAAAGGTCTGTCAAGAATTAACGTAAGTTGAGCAATTTTTTAACCAATCCAAAAGTGCAAAATGCTCCTCATCAGTAAGAAAACGACGCTCATACCGAGGGTCAGAAACACGACTACGAGTAATGTGCAAAATCCTTGTATCAGGGCAGTAAACATAATGCTCATCTACCAAACTAAAATATTTCACGGAAACCTCCGAATCAAACGGACAATTCCATACAGAATAAGAGCAACAATAGCCAGAGCAATAAATTTTCCAACAACAGTTTCCATAACTTACTCCGCAATTTCATAAAACCATTCCATATCATCAACATCAACGGATGAATCCTCACAAGAGCGAAGAGAGTGAGGAGCGTTAACATAAGCAAGGATATTATCCATAGTTTCCGGGTCACACTCGACATACTCTTCAGCTTCAAAATCATACCAAGTGACAGAAAGGTGAGTAACATCAATCTCAGCAATGACAACATCAAAGCAATTTTTAGGATTGGCAATCAACTGCTGACGCGAGGAAAGGTCACGAACAGCGCGAACCTTAATGAGGCGACCGTAATGAAGGGAATCATAACGAACATAGACGGGGCACTTAAACAACCATGAACCAAGTACGGGATGAGTAAGGCGGTGAGCGGGCTTCATAAAAGACTCCTGATTCGTTTCGTTGAAGCAAGAGTCTCATAAGGGTTTAGGGAATGTCAACAATTACTTTCTAGTATTAAGAGAAATACCGTTAGACTTTCCATCCTTAAAGAAAGAATCCCACTGCTGAGAGGCCCAATCACCAAAACCTGAAGCGGCATCAGTAATCATGTTCGAAACGTCTTTCGCCGCAGCGGTAACTTGAGAAC